CTAGGTACGGCATGATGATGCGCCGATTCGCAAAGACACAGGAAGAGGCTGAGGCTAGAATACGCACGAACCGAATCGCCCCAGTGGCGAGCTTCGGCATTTTCGATCAAGAGATGGGGTATTGATATGCCAAAAGGGAAGAAGACCGAAACGGTTGACCGGCAGGGTTATCCTGTTGATTTGACCCGGCCTATTGTCACGGACAAAGAGGGGGTGCATACCGAACTATCCATGACTGAAAAGCTAGGGGACAAGTATGTAAATTTCCCAACGGTCTGGAACGGTAAGCGGTACGATCCGCGCAAAGATGAGGACTATACGGAGATCATCCGCAACGTCGATGACGCAAAAACAAAAGGTTGGCGGTTCCCGGAATTCAAAACGGTTGACGAGGCTGTTACTGCCGCGAATGATAGGTCGGAATACATTGGCAAGTTAAGAGCGAAAGAGATTCGCGAAGCGGAAAAACGTATGTGGAACGAAGAGGCCGTTACGCGAAATAAAGAAAAGGTAAAAAATGATTGATCCAACCGATCCAATAGACATCGACGTAGAGATCGAAGAGATTTCTCCCGAGGAAGAAGCCGAAAAAACTCAAGAGCGTTTGCAGGCGTTTGGCCATTCGATGGCCGCTCAACGTGATGAGTGGGTTCGTGCTCGTTACGCCTATGGCGTTGACAAGCGGTGGCTTGAGGACGAGGATCAGTACAACGCCAAGGACAACGTCAACAAGGCAGCCAGCCAGATGATGACGTCCGTCGAGCAAGGTTACCCTGTCACGACCCAAGGCGCTAAGCCGCATCGGTCTACCGTCTTCATCGGCATGACACGTCAGAAGACGAACGCAGCAGAGGCTCGGATCGCTGACATCCTGCTACCAACGGATGACCGCAACTGGGGTATCCAGCCGACACCTAATCCGAAGCTGGTAGGAATGTCGCAGGATGAAAGCCTAGCCGGTGAGCAAGCTGCTATGCAAGCCGGTATGCCGCCACAGATGCAACCACAGATGCCGCAAGCCGGTATGCCGCCACAGATGCAACCACAGATGCCGCAAGCCGGTATGCCGCCACAGATGCAACCACAGATGCCGCAGCAGGGTCTCGGTGCTATGGCGATGGAGCAGACCGGAGCAACCGGCATGCCGCCGCCAATGAATCCAGCCGGCCAGCCGATGCGGATGAAAGACCTTGCCCGCCAGATCATGGACAAGGCGAACAAGAAAGCACTGGCCATGCAGACCGAGATCGACGATCAATTGGTCGAGTGTGGCTACAACGGCGAATTGCGTAAGATGATTCACGACGCTGCAGTGCTTGGCACCGGCGTTATCAAGGGTCCTATTGTTACCAATCGCACCCGCAAAGCATGGCAGCCTTATACCGATGCTACTGGCCAGACTGTGCACCAAGTCGAGATCGTCGACGAGCTGTCACCTGCTACCTTCCGTATCGACCCGCGTAACGTGTGGCCTGATCCGGGTTGCGGTGAGAGCGTGCATAACGGCCGTGGCTTGTATGAGCGTGAGCAACTTACGTCTAAGCAAGTTCGCGATCTAGCCAAGCAACCGGGTTTCATGAAGTCGCAATTGCGCAAGGTGCTTGAAGAGGGCCCGAAGAAGTCGGCGACGATGGAAGAGTTGAAAGACGAAGACCAGCGCGACATGGCCCGCGACGTTTACGAGATGTGGACTTACTGGGGTGAGGTCGAGCATGAGGACCTTGCAGCAGCTGATGTTGATGTCGGTGAGCATGATGAGCTTCGTACAATCAGCGCATGCGTGGTGATGATCAACAGCGTCGTGGTCAAGGCATTCTTGAATCCATTGGACGACGGCCAACTGCCTTACGACTTTTACGTTTGGGAGAAGGTTGCCGGATCGGTCTGGGGTTATGGCATTCCATACCTCATGCGCTCACAGCAGAAAGTGCTCAATGCCGCATGGCGTCAAATGATGGACAACTCAGGCGTTACCTCCGGTCCGCAAATCGTGGTTAAGCCGTCCGTCATCCAGCCAGCCGATAAGAGATGGGAGTTGTCGGCTCGTAAGATATGGTACGCAACGGATGACATGGACGACGTGCGGAAAGCCTTTGCGACGTTTGAGTTTAATAGCCATCAAGGCGAGCTGGCAGGCATCATCAAGATGGCTACCGAGTTGGCTGACGCTGAGACCGGTGTGCCGACAATCATGCAAGGCGAGAAGGGTGCAGCGCCAGACACTGTCGGTGGCATGCAGTTGCTGATGAACAGCGCAAGCGTGGTGCTACGTAGACTGGTCAAGCAGTTCGATGACATGATTACCGAGCCGCATATCCGCCGCTACTACGACTACAACATGATGTACAACGAGGACGAAGAGATCAAGGGCGACTTCACCATCGACGCCCGTGGCTCATCGGCTCTTATGGTGCGCGATATCCAGAACCAATCGTTCTTGAACCTATTGGCCGCTGGTGCTAATCCGATCTACGGTAAGTATCTCGACACGCAGAAGTTATTTGAGAAAGCATTGCAGGCGCAGCACGTCGACCCGGCTGAGGTGTTTAAGTCAGAGGAAGAGATCGACCGCATCAATGAAGCTGAGAAGCAGGCAGCTACTCAAGGCCCACCGCCTAACCCGGCACTCGAGGTTGCTAAGGTACGCGCTGAGACCGAGATGCAGAAGGTCCAAGCGCAAAACCAAGGCGACTTGCAGGAGCTGCAAGTACGTCAAGCGATTGCCAAGCAGGACGCTGAGATGCGCATGGCCGAGATGCAGCTTACTCGCGAGATCGAGATGTTGAAACTGTCTAACACGCAGAACATTTCACTTGAGAAGATCAAGGCACAGCTGGCAGATACGGCAATCAAGGAGCGCGGTAAGAAGGAACTATTCGCAGCTGAGCAGCAGCTCAAGCTGTCAACCGGGTCAGGTATTTAAAGGAAAAGATCATGGCATTCAACGCAGCCGATTACACAGACCCACAGGGTAAAGCGATACCTTGGTATTCGCAAACAGCTAACGCAGCACTGCCAGACGCCGCTAAGGCTCGTACAGTTGCTGGCGTGACTAGCGCCACGCCTATCCAGTCGCAAACTGAGGTAGCAGCCGCTAAGGCGGCAGGCACCACAGCTGCTACGACAGCAGCGGCGCCGGTAACGGTAGACGGTGGGATTAACCCGGTAGCATTAGCTGCTAAGCCGGTCACCTTCGGCGAGCAGATGGCGGCAAAACAAGCAGCAGCAAATCAGTTAAGCGTAGCACCGTCAACGGTTGCTGAGACTACCGGCCCCACAAAGAACGCGGCCAACACGCCTGCGACTATTGAGAAGCTGTATTCAAATGTTTTAGGCCGCGCCAGCGATACCGCAGGCGCCGACTATTGGACAAAGAAGTTTGGCGCTGATATCAGCCCCGCCGAAGTGTCGGAGTTTATTAACGCGGCTCGACCTGAACAAGAGGCTAAGGTAGCGACCACTACTACTGACGGCGGTGGCGGTACTACTACCGACGGCGGTGGCGGCTTTATTGACAACGGCGGTGGCACTTCATGGACCGACTCATCCGAGTACAGGTCAATGCAGTCGCAACTGGCGAAATTGCAAGCAGCTTACGATAAATTGTTAGCCGGTCAGGGTGGCGGCGGTGATAGCGGCATCGTTACAACCGGCGGTCTAATTGACACGGATGGCGGCGGTACCAGTGGCGTTGTCTACGGTCCTGACGGCACGATGTACAGCTCAGCAGCTGCGGCTATCTCAGCCGGGGTGACGAACTACACCACTACTAAGCCGTCTATCCCCGGCGCCGGCACAGCAACAGCGGGCGACACCCAAGGGTTTGTCATCCCATCTGGCCAGACAGGTAATACCAACCCGGGTGGATTCATCTCAGGCGCACGTCAGCAAATGTTTACCATGCCAACTACCGCACAATTGCCGGGCGGTATAGCTAATCCATTTGAAATAGGTTAACCGTACATAATCATGCAAATTAGTACAAATAAAAAGTGTTGCGTAAATCGCACAACTGGTATTAGAATTTGCGTGGGGGACTTGCGCCCAAAATTTATTCAAAGCCAGCTTAATGCTGGCTTTTTTGTATCATGAATGATTTCACTTCGGCAACTTGGTTTCAACTCAAACGCTGGGCTGAGGCCGAGCTAACTAAGGCCCGCGAAAAGAATGACGCTGTCGGACTCTCCGATATAGAGACGGCATCATTAAGAGGTGAGATTCGCATGATCAAGAAATTTCTCGACTTGCCAAATGCGGCAACTCGGGGTGTGGTGGCTGAGCCGGATGAATAGTCCCGCTTGGTCGAGTAAGGCAGTAATTACCGGAGAGCAACGTGGAAGAAACACAACTGACAGAAGGGCAAGCGCAACAACTTTGGAATGAAGAGGCTTCCAAGCTTGACGCCGATGCAAACGCATCCGCACTCGAGAATTTTGCCATTGATCCAGTTGAAGAACTGCATCAAGATTTCATTGAAGAAGAGATAGCGGCTGCACCTGAGCCAGAAGCCGATCCACTGGCGGGGTTGTCTGATGTAGTGAGAGCGAAGTTAGCTCAAATTGATCAGCTGGCCGAAGCCAATACTCTACTGCAGCAGCATGTAAAGTCAGCAGAGGGTCGTGTAGCAGCGATGCAACGTGAGTTCCAAGCAGCGCGTCAAGTGGCAGCACAAGAGGCGCCGTCGCAGGGACAGATCGTTACTGCCGCTAAAAACCCAGAGAAGTGGGACGCGCTCAAGGAGGATTTTCCTGAGTGGGCTGGGGCGATGGAGGAATACGTCGCATCTAAATTGGGCGGTGTGCAACAGCAACCGGGTCTCGACCCAGAAGCAGTTGCCGCTTTTGTGCATCAACAGGTCGCACAAACCAAAGCTGAGATGGGACGTCTTCTTGAAGAGGCGAGGATCGAAGGGAAGTACGAGGACTGGAAAGACACGGTTAACACAACCGAGTTTGCCCAATGGTTCAGCGTGCAAAACCCTGATGTTCGCGCTTTAGCCGATAGCTCGGCCGCCAAGGACGCAATTAGGATGCTGGATATGTATAGCAAAACTAAAGAGCGTTCTGCCTCAGACATTAAACAAGAGCGTGGAGCACGACTGGCAGTTGCAGCGACCGCTCGACCCGGCCAGACAAGACCGCCCAAAACCTTGGACGATATGTCACCGGATGAGTTATGGAACTACGAAGCCGCAAAGCGCGAAAAGACTAAAGCGCAGCGCGGGTTTTAACTTAATCTTAAAAGGAAACAACAATGTCTATTCAAAATTACGGCACAGTTGCCTCACGTAACTTAATCCGTGCAGCACAAGGCATGCTCGAGCATGCACAACCAATCACCGTTCTGGGCGACTTCGGTACCCAGCGCGAAATGCCACAGAACTCGACCGACACCTTGGTGTTTCGTCGTACGCTGCCATTCGGTGCAAGCACCGTCGGCACCGTGATCGAAGGCTCTAACCGCTACGTTGGTACTCCTGACATCGTCGCTTCGAACTTCGTGCTGGCTGAAGGCGTTACGCCTAACAGCAACACGATCTCGTTCCAAGACGTGTCGGTTCAACTGCAGCAATACGGTATCCTGTTCAAGTACTCGAGCAAAGTCGAGCAGCTGTACGAGGATGACATCCCCGGCGAGATGGTCAAGCTGACCGGCGAGACGCTGGCTGAGGTGATGGAGATGGTTCGCTACGGCGTCCTGAAAGCTGGCTCGACGGTTATCTACGCAAACGGCTCCAGCCGTTCCGCTGTGAACACCGCAATCAGCCTGAACTCGATTCGTAAGTCGGCTCGTACGCTGGAATCGAACCGTTCACGTCGCGTGACTTCGCGTCTCGCACCGGGCGTAAACTTCGGCACCCGCGCTGTCCAGCCTGCATACGTTGTGTTTGTTCACACCGACGCAGTGTCTGACATTCGTAACCTGCCGGGCTTCACCCGCGTTGAAGAGTACGGTTCATTCAAGCCTATCCATGACCGCGAAATCGGCGCATGCGAAGACTTCCGCTTCATCAGCTCGCCACTCCTGCGTTCGTTCGCTGGCGCTGGCTCCGCTACGCTGAACGGCATGCTGTCTGTCGGCGCTGCAGCTGTTGACGTGTATCCGTTCATCATTATTGGTGAAGACGCTTGGGGTCAAGTTGCACTGAAAGGCATGTCGGCTATCAAGCCTGTCGTCCTGAAAGCTTCCCAGACTAACCACGCCAACCCACTGGGCCAGTTCGGCTACGTTGGTGCTTCGACTTGGTTCGCGACTGTGCGTCTGAACGACGCCTTCATGGCCCGCATCGAAGCTGGTGTGACCGCCCTCTAAAGCATAGCCGGGGCTACGGTCCCGGCGTCTTAACTTAAAGGAACACATCATGGCTGAAAGTATTAATTCCCGCGTAAATCGGTTAGCCGACGGCATCGATAGACAAGAACTTGCACAGCTCTTGGCTTCGATTCTGACCGACTTGACCGCATTGAAGGTCGCACTAAATGCACATACCCACGGTGGCGTCACGACCGGTGCCGGTACTTCCGGTGTCGCAAATGCCAGCACGATGGGCACTTTGAATACAACTTCCTAAATTAAGGAGCACTAAACATGTCCTATAATATTGAACAAGCAAACAGTGGCTATATGGCCCTGACCGCTGGCGGCCTCGCTGCTGGCACCACTGCATCACAATTGAAAACCGTCAACACGGTAACCTATCTGAACAACGGTATCTTCAAGTCGAAGACCGCTGTCGCAGCTATCACTTTGACAGGTACTGCTCTGGCTATTGGCCAAGCTTGCTTGTTCGGTGTTTTCCTTGATGCCGGCGGTAACGTGTACGTTACCCAAGGTCCTATCGTTAACGCTGGCGATCCATGCCCAGTGCCACCTGCTTCGGCTCTTGGCGCTACCGTGATTGGTCTGGCCAAGGTCACCACGACCTCAGCCATCTTCACACCGGGTACCACGTTGCTTGGCACGGGTAACACGGCGTCGTACCTCGACGTCGCTCTCATGCCGGGCACCGCGCAGTAAGTTGCCATCCTCTCCTCTGAGGGTTTTAACAGGCCACCTTCGGGTGGCCTGTTCTTTTGGCGAGCAATCTTTTCATAAAAACGGAGAATAATAATGGCAAAAAAAGACGTAGTACAAGGTATCGAGATTCTGGATGACTCACCTACCGTTGACCCGGTTTCGCAAGTTGTTGACTTTCGTGAGCTCGCATCAAGCGAAGCATTCATGAATGAACTGGTCACCGTTCTGGTCCATTCGTCTACAGACGAGAATCAGTCCCCGCACGTCATTCTTAATTGCAATGGTACCAATCAGCCGGTCGTTCGCGGTCAGCCGACTATGATCCGTCGCAAGTATCTTGAAATTTTGGCGCGTATGAAGGAAACCAAATACAATCAGCGCACGCCTAACCCGGCTGCGCCTGATCAAATCGAGATGGTAGCTAGACACGGTCTTGCATACCCGTTTGAATTGGTTGATGACAAAAACCCACGCGGCCGCGCTTGGCTGCAAAACGTCCTTGCTGAGCCTGCATAACCATGAACTACCTTCAACTGGTTAACCGAACACGTATCGAGTGCGGAGTCTCGGGGGCTAACTCGCCCCTAAACACCGTATTAAACTTAACCGGCGAAGCTTCACGAATCGCTAGTTGGGTCAACAGCGCGTGGACGGATATCCAGACAGCGAAGGAAGACTGGCAATGGATGCGTGAACCGTTGCAGTTTAATACGGTCACGCAGCAGCAAATCTACACGCCGACTGAGGTCGGCGTGGCTGCTACCTTTGCGAACTGGAAACGTGACAGCTTCCGCTGCTCATCGGTTGGCCAGTCGTTTAAAGACGAGCAGTTAATGAACTACATGGAGTACAACACTTTCCGTAATTTGTACCAATACGCAAACATGCGAACAACGTACACACGGCCGGTGGTTGTTTCTATTACTGCGCCCGACAAAAACCTCGGCTTTGGCTCTATTCCCGATCAGCCTTACGTGATCAGCGGTGAGTACTACGTCAAGCCGGTTGAGTTTGTAACGGACACTGACGCGCCAGCGATTGGTTTTCAGGACCGGTTCCACATGGCAATCGTGTATCGGGCGATGATGTACTACGCAGGATTTGAAGCCGCGTCAGAAGTCTATCAACGCGGTGAATTGGAATTTAAACGGCTGATGAATCGGATTGACATTGATCAGCTGCCGACGCTAATCAGCGGTCCACCGTTAGCCTAAGCATGCCCTTAGCCACTCCTCAAGTTTCGTATGACCTGATCAGGCTCGCAGGCGGGCTAGATCAAGTCACACCGACTTTGTCGCTGCCCCCGGGCGTGCTTCGTCGGTCTGCTAACTTTGAGTGTTCTATCGCTGGCGGCTATTCGCGTATTGAAGGATACGAGCGTTTTGACGGTCACGCTAATCCGTCAGACGCGGTCTATAACGTACTCAGCTGTTCGTTGACAGGCACTGTCATTGTCGGCGATACGGTGACAGGTGTGACGTCGTTGTCAACCGGCAAAGTAATCGCCATCAGCGGTTCGCGTCTGATCATCACCCGTGAGACGATTGGCTTCGTTTCGGGTGAAACGATCACGGTTAGCGCGGTCCCAGTGGGCACGATCTTAGACATTGAAGGTGTTGTAGCCGATGGGCTGCTTGACGCCACGTACACCGGCCTAGCGGCTGACGAGTACCGTACGTCGATTAGCGCAGT